AGGCTGCGGAGGGCTTGGCGCTTGCATCAGGTCCTGCTGTTGGCGCTGCCAGCGGGTGTTCGAGCACCGCTGGCAGCGCCCTCCTTTTACCGACTCAGGGAGTCGGCGGATTGCTGTGATTGAATGTCCAGCGGTGGCGCTGCAGGCTGGCGGTGCTGCCTCGCACGGCCCACAGCTCAACGATGACCTGGCCGACGTAGGTTGTGGCCAGCGTAATTGAGGTGGTCGTCACACCGGCCTGGCTGGCCAGCACGGCACTGGTGTCCGCCCGTAGCACTCGCGCACTGTAGGTGGTGCTGGCCTCCGGTCCAATGTTGCCCATGGTGGTGTCGATGAGCTGGTCCGCCTGCTGCAGGCGGTCACGATGAGCAAAGCCGATGACTATGTCCCCAGTGATCGAGGCCGGGTAAGCGAGGCCTCCAATGGTGAACTTGCCGGGTGGATACGGCCTGCCTTGCCGCGCCTGCGCGGTGTAGCTGTCATTCGCAGCCAGAAGCGGGTCGAGCTGGCCGACGCTGGTGTTGGTCAGCAGCTTGGCCTGGAGCACCACGCCCTGGGCGTAGGCCGTCTCATCGACGTTCTCGAAACCGTCATAGACCCACAGCCTGGCGCCCGCCGCGTGACTTGCGGGCACTGTATCTGCGCAGCCCCTGGCAAGACTCAGCGCACCAGTGTTGGGTCCACTGCGTCGATACGGACTACCTCGTCGTCAACCATCGCCGCCATCCCGACGCGGATGTCGTCTAGCCGGGAAGCGCTGGTAACCATGGCGGTGGTAGGGCCAGCTTCCTGGGGAAGCGCGGCTACCAGCAACCCTGTCGGGCACCAGTCGCCCGCCCCACGATCCACGTACTCACCGGAGGTGCCGACCCGATTGGTCAGGTTGAAGCTCATGGAGAGGCTGGTGGCGCCTCAGCGACAGCTGCCAGGAATGAAGCCGTGGGGTCGAGCAGCTGCAGGTTGGCCGGATCGATGCTGCCGGCCAGCTCGCGGTATGGCAGCTCAAAGAGGCGGCGCGTGGTGACCGCGTAAGGCGTCCGATCAGGCGGCAGCCAACCCACAGGCGGCGGCGCCACAAAGGTGGTGAGCGGCAGGGAGAATTGATCCTCCAAGGCGGTGATGGTGATCCGGCCATCCAGGAGCGTGCCGTCTTCGTACCGCCCGACCCGGACCACGACGGCCGCCAGGCCTCGCTTGAGCGAACGGACGCGGAACGGCTGACCGGGTGACAGATTACGCCCCCGACGATCCAGGACCACCTTGAAGCGGCGCAGTCCGGAAGTCTTGATGACCAAGTCCCGCTGGCAGAGGCGCCCAGCGATCTCTGCGGTGGGCGCCCCTACGTATTCCACCTCCTCAACCGATTGGCCACCATCACGGGCCGCGACAGCGCTGTTGACTACCCGAACGGAGCGGGTCTCCCCGGTGATGGCGTCTTCGTACTTGGCTACCAACTGGCTTGGTACCGAGTCGCTGCCGCTGCTGCTGGTCTCTTCCTGGGTGATCTCCAGGAGACCACTGTCTTCATCGAACAACGGCAGACTGGCGACGTCGTAGTCGTTGCGGAGCAGCCTGATGCTAATCAGGCCGGTACGGCGGTCGACGTACACTTCCGCGCTGATGTGTGCCAGAACGGTGTCACGGAAGGACTTGAAGGTGTCCGAGCGCTTCCACTCCAGACAGAGGCCGAGGCCCTCGCTGTACAGGGTGTCGGCAGCTGCTCGCCAGGCCGCGTCGTCCATCCGGCTGCGCGCCAGGCCCCGGAAGCGCTTGCCGGTGTACATCAGGAACAGGATGTGCGCGGGGTTCATCGCCTTGATCTGGTTGTCAGCCAGCCAGATGAATTGCTTGGCCGCATACCAGGCACCGTCGCTATCCCATAGCCGGTTGCCTCCACGGCGGAGGATTTCCCAGGCCTTGGGATAAGGGTTCATCGACGTGATCAGGCCGGAATAGAAAGCCGTCGTGATGCCACGGAAGGCCGGCACCAGGCCACCGAGCATCGACGCCAGCTTGGGCAAGACCGTCTGGTCTTCCTCGCCGAACATGACGTATAGCGTGCCGTCCAGGCCGCCCTCGCCCTTGTCGCCGCCGAACAGATTGGGCTTGTCGATCCGCACCTGGCCGTTCGTGGTGATTGACCCAGTCCAGGCCGTCTTGCCGCTGGCCCGTATGGCGCAGACCTCGTCCAGGGGCATGCCCAGCCCCATGTGGATGTCGAAGAAATAGCGGAAGCCGACCGTCTGCGCCTTGTTGTTAGCACCCATCACCGACCTCCCGAGCGTGATCTACCAAGCGCATGGCCAGCGCGTCGCCGGTAGCGATGAGCTTCTCTTCGTCGATGCCGTTCTGGACAAAGTCCAGCCAGTCTAGGTCGTGACGCTTGAAGAACTCGCGACAGGCTCGATGGCAGTACCTTGCCGGGTGGTCCAGGTCGGAACGCTGTGCAGGTGCTGGACGGTCACAATCATTTCTTCGACCCCTTGGTCTTGATGGGTTTTGTGCGGTAGTTGCCCACGGTCAGCACCATCCAGCTCTTGCTCCACTTCTGGCCGAACACTGCACCGATATCCTCGCCTTCCTTACTCAAGGGAAAGTCGATGTCTTCGAATGCGGTCGGCTTTGGTTTCTTCGGTTTCGTAGCAAAAGCCGCACTGAGGATGTAGCTGGCAACCAAAATGAGAACTTGTGGCCACATAACTCACCTCACCAGACCTGATTGCCATCGAAGGGCGATTCGCCCTGGAGCTTGTTGATGCCCCGGAAGTTGTCCTTGTTGCCAAACTTGCTCTGGCAGGTCTCGATCAGGAAATCGCAGCCCGGATAGACCCGCACAGTGCCGGCGACCGGCATGCCGGCAGTGCCTCCCAGGATCACCAGGTCCGTGCCCTGATGCCTCTCGATATGGCGCCGATCAAAGTTCCCACTGCCTGCAGACCATTCGACATAGCCAGCGGTGAACCAGCCATCCGGGTAGGCGGCCATGGCAGCGGCAGAGAGCGTGGTTCCCGTGAGCGCCTGTATCTGGCCGTTGACGCGGTAGTTGGCCAGATTGACCTTGCAGCGCGTACTCCCCAGCACCTCCCTGCAGGTGCGGCCATAGGTGTCGGTCAGCCCCGGGCGCTCCATGCTCGCCTCGATGCTCAGGCAGGTGATGCGCACGGTGTCGACCTTGGGCCAGTTCACCGTTGAGATACTGCCCGCCAGGCAGACGAGCGCTTCGCTGTCGCCGTAGTGAAGGTCGTAGACCGTTAGCTCGACCTCATCGCTTGGCGGACGGCCACGGTATGGCTGGGCGACATCGAGGTCGGCCGGCGCCTCGATGACGAACTGGTCGGCTTGAGGGTCGCCGGACTGGATGATGCCGTTATCGCTGATGCCACCACGGACGGTGCGGAATATCTGGTTGTTCCAGGTAATGTCCCGGTCGCTGGAGTTATAGGACCAGCGAAGTACTCCACGCTTGAACTGGTAGAGCCGGACAGGCTGCCCGGTGGCAAGCGATTGTTCGCGGCTGTCAAAACTCATCGTCACGGACCCTCTTGAATATCAGCGAGCTACTGGCCAAGCCTTCGCTGTCGGTGATGTGCTCGATCTCAACCACATCGCTGTTGCTCCGGCACAGCGCCATCCAGCAGATACGGGCGACCTGATCCAGCGCGACATCCCGGCCAAGCTGGGAGTCCAGCTGCAGGCGCTCCACCGAGGCACTCAGCTCGGTGGCATTGATGATTCGACGATGGAACGCCGTCCCGTCCACCAGCTCGATACGAATGTCGCGGCGACCGGCCCGGAGCTGACCAAAGCGCGTGTAGCCGATATTCGCGCACGTCCAGACAAGCGAGGTCGCGGTTATGGCGTTGGCCATGGTGAGGTCGTCAGCGTGAGTCGGAATCCATAGCGCTTTCTGTTGGCCGCGCAGCGCATAGACCAGCGAGCGAAACGCCGACCGCTCGGCGCGTCCCATCCCTAACCAGCGATGCCCCAGCAGCGCGAAGGCGCGTCCACCCACATCAGTGGTCAACGGGATGGCCATCCCGTTGTCCAGCTGGCTCAGCAGGCGCTGTGTGCTGCTGGTGAGGTCTTCGTTCTCGTCCGGGCGTTGCTCCAGGACGGGCCAGCCACGGTAGAGAGTGGCTGGCATGACTTCCGGCCAGTCCGACACCTCGGCCACCTGGAAGCGAACCTGCGCCGACTGCACCTGGTCGGTCAGCCTGGTGAGGCTGGGCTGCTCCACCAACTGCGCGGAGCGTGCTGGATACAGGCGGGAGCCTGCAGGCCAAGTCTGTTGAGTAGCGCGTGAAAGCGTCAGACCGGCAGCGTCGATGTCCTGCACCTGAACAACCTCATACTCGAAAGCAGACTCGCCCCGCAGCATGGCCAGCCCACCCTTGCGGAAGTCCAGGTACTGGGTGCTGCAGTTGATGCGAGTAGAGCCCGCAGTGACCAGACCTGCCAGCAGTTGGATATCGGGCCAGATTGGCAGAGCCCATATCCGCGAGCCCCAGCCGAACAGCGCCATGTCCAGCAACTGCCGCTCCATTCCCTCCGCGAACATGCCGGCCTCAAGCTCTCTGCGGGGCGACGTCCGCAGTGATCGGCGCAGCTCCACGCCCGACTCACTCTGCTGGATATCCGTGGAGAAGCTAAGCCGCTCGACAATACTGTCGCCCCAGTCCGGCACGAACGACCAGGCCACGATACGGTTAGCCGTTACGCGGATACCCACCACGGCATCGTTGTCGAAGCGCCAGGCAACCGTGGTGTCCAGAACCGGCTGGCCGTCAGGGGTAACGCTGAGCTGCCAGGTCAGTTCCTTCAGCGCTGCGAACAGCATCGGTGGCGCAGGCTGGCCACTGACCAGCAGGCCCTCATCAGTGCCGTCGATCTCCAGCAGAGTTCTCGGCTCCAGGAACGCGTTCCAGAGCAGCACCGACGACGATTGACTGGTGACGATGTTCCCCAGGTCCAGCCGCTGGGGGCTGATATGGATGCGGTTGTAGTAGTCGTCAAAGAAGCTGCGCGCCATCTGTGCGGAGATGGCCACACCGTTGGCGTCCACGGGGTACTGAGGAACGATCACCGATCCACCTGGTGCGCGCGCCGAAACGCTTGCGAACGGCATGGCGACCCAGGCGAATCCATAGTGACCGCTAGTCAGGTTCGGATTCGCAACGACCCCTCCACCAGCAATACGCGCGAGCTGTCCAGTGATGACAGCCATCACGGTCCCTCGTATCGAACAGCCCAGCCGAAGGTGCCGGTGTGCGTGATGCTGCTCCCACCATCACGGGCGGCCGAGTTCTTCAGGTACCAGGGAAATACCTTCCAGCGGTCACCGCCGAGCGTAATGATGTCGCCGGGCGTGTAGTTATCGACCCGCGTATAGCGGGCGTGCTCAAGATCAGCCACCAGACTGTTCTTGTTGCTGGGTCGCGGATAGAACACGCGGATCGGTAGAAGGATGGCCTCGCTGTTCCAGGTATTGGGGAGCATCGCTAACAGAGGCACCATTGCGTCAATAGCAGATGCACCGTTTGTACCGTCCGACCAGGCGAGGCCGTCCAGGCCATGGTGAATCCTTGATTCCAGGGTGGTTGAGCCAGCGTAACTACGCTGACGGTAGAACAAACCAGGAATGCAGTAGCCGGAGGAGGCTTGCCCTCCGGTAGCCGTCATAGCGATGGTGCTGGGGGCATTGGCGAAACATGACGCCCCAAACCACATGCCCGTCCCCGGCAGCCCCTGCACAGTCGATTTTCCAAACGCCGCCCACTGGTAGTAACTGACGTTGTAGTTGATGACCAGATACACCTCATTGGTGAAGGCGAAAATCTCGTACTTCACCGGGAAGGCGATGGCCCGGCCAGCCAGGGTGCCGATACGTGATACGGCAGCTGCTGCTCCCGTCAGTGCGCCGGCAGACTGCCCCGTCCCGCCAAGGAATGTCAGAAAGCCGCTGACGATCTGCACGCGGAGGAACATGGTTCCCTTGCTCAGGATTTCCCCGGTCAGGTCCAGCCTTCTGCCACGCAGGCGTCGAACAGCGCTTGGCGCAGGCCAGTGAGGTCGACAGCAGTTCCGGTGTAGTAGCTCATCAAGGGTCCATCCGCATGGCGTAGTAATCGATATGGCTGGTGCGAGACACGTCCTGGATCACGACGTAGGTGACGCCGTCGATGACTAGGGTATTTTCGACCGCGTTGTTGAATCCGCTGATGTAGAAGATTCCATCCAGCCGCCCCCAGATGTTGGCGTTGTAGTCAGTCAGCTCGATGGGCAATAGGTGGTACACGCCCCCCGTGTCGCGCATCTGGCTTATCGACGAGAGGCTGGTGTTGGCGATCTCATTGTTGGTCCAGGGATAGCAGAACGGCTGTACCCAACCGTCGTTGGTACGCAGCGCCATGTTTGCCTTGTTCCCCTTGTAGGGCATGGAGTGCACGGTATCGCTGAAGCGCGTAGTCGCTGCCCCGCTGAGCATGCCGGCGCAGACGACCGGGTACGGGTACTGGCTCGGCCGTGCATAGGGCAGCATCTTGCCGACGTAGGCACTCTCATAGACCGGCGTCCCGACCTTCATGGCCAGGGCGATCCGCTGGCCGTTGAGGGTCAGCCAGTAGTCGATGCGGTTGTTGTGCGCGGGCACACCGGAAAGGCGCGCACCAGGTTGCGTGTCGAAGGTATTGCCGGCCACGTAGCCAGTGAAGGTCGCCGCGAGCAGGTTGTAGTAGTCGGCCGAGGAATCCTGATAGGTGCGGAAACCTACATAGATTTCCTCGGTACCACTCAGCCCCGGCGCCTTCATGATCAGCTCCCGGTTTGCCGGGGCAGTGTCATACCGCAGCACCTGGTAGCCATTCGCCGAGGCGAAGTCCCGGATGCGCTGCAGCATCTTGTAGTGGGCGAGCGTGCCGCCGCTGTTGTCTACGAATCCAACTTCATTGGGCATGGTTAGGGCTCAACCTATTTTGAGAACCTGGCGGAATCGCGCCGGGTCGCGGGAAATTTGCACCATCATCTTTTCGATGCCGGCGTCACTGAAGGCGGCGTCGGCGATCCTGTCGGGATCGTCGACCAGGTAGAAGTTCTGGCTGTTCTTGAGGGTGGCGCTCATCGAGGCCGCGGGATCTGCAGGCTTACCGCCTGGCATGGTTGGGTTCGGCATTGCTGGAGCGGGTACGCCTGCCAGCCCCCCAGTCGCATGGCCTACTCGGTTAGCCCAGTCATCGAGCGCAACCATCCCGCGAGCGTTGAAGTCATGCAGGAACGGCAACGCACCAGGCTGACGAACAACGGCCGCACGGGTGACGTACTCGTAGTTGGAGAGATCGGCGCGAATGGAGTCGCTGGTATCGGTGCCAGGGCCGAGGACGTGGCCGCCGGTTGCATACCCGCCGCTTGAGCCCCCGAAATAACTGGACATCGCCGATATGGCCGAGCTGAACCAACTGTCCCCCGAGCTACTCGCCCCAGCACTACTCCCCAAGCGTTGCCGGTATTTGCTGCTGCAAGCGAGACTGCTGCGGCCTCGATCGCTGCAGCACCGGTCAGCAGGGTTCCACCGGCGATGGACAAGGCTCCTGCAGATGCGGCTACCGCAGCAGCACCAGTGGTGAGCCCCGACCCGCTGGATTCTTCGCCTCCGCCTCCGAACGCGTCCATCAGCCCGCTCATAGCCTTCACTTCGAGCTGACGGACCGCTATTCGCGCAAGGTCCTGGGAGACTGTCAGCAGAAGGTCGTCGAACGAGCCCTTGCCGGTGGTGACCAGCTGCACGATGGAGTCCTCGACTCCTGTGAAGGCATTGCTGAAGAGCTGGTAGGTCTGCCCCGCCGCGTTGTTGGCCGAGTCGACATAGTCTGCGAATGCCGCGCTGGCCCCGTTCGTCCAGTCGGCCTGGGCGACCTGCAGCTCGGCATAGTTGCTGCGCAGCTGCTGCGTCATCGCGGCGTGGTTGCTCTCCAGTGCCTGGACCTTGGCGTTGTACTCGTCCAGGCTCATGCCCCTGGCGCCGTCACCGTACTGACTGGCCAGCTCCAGGCGCTGCTGGGCGAGGCGATCGTCCAGGTTGCTCTGCTGCTCGAACAGGTTGCGCTGATTGGCGCCCATGCCGACTGAGGCAGCCGCGCGGGCCCCTTGTTGCACCAGGGCGTCATACTGCTGCCGCAGGGCATCGGTATAGGTCTTGACCGCCTGCGCTTCCTTTATAAGGCGACCCTGCTCATTGGTGAGCAGTACAGACAGGTCGGAGTCGGCCTTCTTCTGAGCCTTGACCATGTCGCTGCGCGACTGGGCGATCTTCTGGTCCAGGTCGATGCGCTGCGAGGCGTTGGTGGTGCTCTTGTTTCGCAGCTCCTCCAGGGCAGCGATCTGCTGCTGGTAGGCCGCGGTGACTGCATCCTTCTCTTCGCGGATCAGGTCAGAGCGCTTGGCAACGTAGTCCGAATAGGAGATCAGCCCAGCCTTCTGCTGCGCATCGAGGTTGGCCTGGGAGTTCTTGAAGTCGGCCTGCAGCTGCTCCAGCTGGTTCTTCGCCGCGGTGACGTCGGTGTTGTCCAGGTGCGTGGTGGGCGTCTTGGGCTGCTTGGGATCCTTGTACTTCTGGTCGATCGCTTCCCGCGCTTTGGCGATGTTCTCCGGCTTGAGACGCTCGTCTTCCGGATACGCCTTACGAATGGCTTCGAGGTCCCGATCAAGCTGCTTATTCAGCTTGTCCCGCTTCTCTTTATTGGTGCGGACGGACTCGAGAAGCCCATCCATCGCTCCCTGTGCCTTCGTCGCTTGCTGCTCTGTCCGGGCGCGTTCACCTTCTTCTCGGGCCTTCTCATCGCGATCCCGAATCTTCGCCTGCTCGGCGTCAATGAGCTTTTTACGGTCGGCATCAGGCAGCATCATGGTCTTGTACTGCTGATAGCCTTCCCAGGCAGCACCCAGCGGACCAAGGACAGCGCCATTGGCAGCAAGCTTCCCGAGGTCGAAGCTTTTGCCCTTGGCCAGAGACTGCAGGCGCTCCTCCGGCGACTCCGATCGGCCTACGCCCAGCATTTCGTCCCAGGCAGACTTCGCCCCGTCCTGGATCGCCTTCCAGCTCTTCTCGATGATCCCCAGGTTGTCGGTGATCTTGGCGGCGCGCTCATCCATGGCTTTGCTGTAGGCATCCATGGCCAGCTGCGAAGCGCCCAGGGCGTCACCTTCCTGGTAGAGCGCGGTGATCTGGGCGTACACCGCTGCAGTCAGGAAGTGATACTTGCTGTTGAGGTCCTGGACTGCCTTGACCGGGTCGTCAGCGAGCTTGACGAACTCGGCCACCGTGTCGGAAACCGCCTTGCCCGTGGCGTCCTGCATCGCAATGGCGGTGGTGCCGACCTGCTGCAGCTGGTCGACCGTGAACTTGCCGGTGCTGTTGATCTCGGCGAGAGCAGCAACCGCTTCATGCTGGGTGCCGTTGACCTTCGCCAACGAGGCCGCCATACCCTGAAGCTGGCCTGCGCTGGTGCCCGCATAGTTGCCGGTCAGGATGATGCTTTCGTTGAGCTGGTCGGCCTCACCACTGCCTTGCTTGTAGGCAAGCGCAAGGGCAACCGCTGCCGCGGCAGCCAGAGTGAAGACGATGGCCAAGCCGCCACCAGTGGTGTACAGGAACGAAACGCCCTCCTTGGCGTTGTTGGTGGCCTCGGCAACGTTGTTGGCGCTCTCCGCCATGTCCGACAGGCTCTCACCAGCCTGCGCAGAGCCCTTAGCGACCGCAACCTGCTCTGCAGCGAGATCCGCCAGTTCACTACCCAGCGAGGCAACACCATTGCCGCCGGCGGAAGTGATACCGAAGAAGCTTTTGATCTGCTGGCCAAGCAGCTTCAGCGAGTTTTCGACGCCGCCGAAACTGTCCACTATCTGGCCACCTTGCTGAATGGCAACCATCCACAGCGGCATGCCGGTCGCCAGGCTGGTGGCCACGTCGGTCAGCTGAGCAGGAAGCTGTTGGATGGCTTGCCGGTACTGGCCAGCACTCATGCCGGCGGTTCGCATCGCCTCGGAGGACTCGGTCAGGCGGGTGCGTTGCTCCTGGAGCTTCCTGTTGTAGGCATCGAAGCCGGCCTGATCGAGGACACCAGAGTCCCTAAAGCTGCGGAGCTGCTGCTCCATCTGGTTCAGGCGATTCAGCTCGCGGACAACAGGATCGATCTGCCCCTGCAGGCGAGCCAGCGCCGCCTCCTGCTCCCTGGTCGCGGCAGCCGAGTCCTGCATGGCATCCGCCGACTCACCCAGGCGCGAACGCATCTCCTGGACCTTGGCGTTGTAGATGTCGAAGCCTTCCGGATCGAGGATGCCGGATGCTTTGAAGCCGCGCAGCTGCTCCTCCATCTGGTCAAGGCGGCCCAGCTCGCGCACAACGGGGGTCAATCTGGCCCAGCAGCTTGGCGAGGGCGGCTTCCTGCTCTTCGAGGCCTCGGCTGCGGCAGCCGCTTGCTCTGCAGCCTGTTGCTGTGCCACGGCCTGAGCAGCGAGCGCGCGCTCGGCGTTGTGGTACTCGTTCATGGCGGCCGTCTGGGAGTCGGCCGATTCCTGCCAGTTGGCGTTATTTGCCTCAGCGAATCATCAAGGCGTTTGATTGGTGGCCACCGCGCCCTGGATGGCGGCTTGCGCCTGCAGGCTGGCGGCAACCATCGCCTGGATCCGCTGAGCCTGCTGCTCGGCGGACTCTCCGACCTGGCCCAGCTGCTGGCTCGCGCTCGCACCTGAAGCGCCTAGGTCATCGATGACCCGGCTGGTCTCTGCGAGTTTGCTATTTGCCTGTTGCGCTCCCTCGCCGACACCAACGATGGTTTCCCCGAGGGCTTCCAGGGCCTGGCTGCCTTGGGCGAGGTCTGCACGGACGCGCAGGGCGAGGTCGAGTTCTTTGCCGGACATGTCGCATCACATCGAAGAGGATGTGCCGCATGGTCTCCCGCGCGCGCGAGTCGGTCTTTTGCCCCGGTTCAAAAAGAAAAGCTCCAGGCCGTTAGGCTGGAGCTTCTTCAGTTGTTGCGAGGCGTGGTCACCACCAGCGAATGCGTGGTTGATGTCGATCAGATCCTCGGCTCGCTGCCGCTTGCGGCGCCGCAGCTCGGCTTCATGAAGAAGGAGGATCTGACGCTCGGTCATCAGACCGATGGTGGCGGGGGTTCCATATCCACCGGCGATGAGGCAGGCATAGATGTCTGCCCAGCGGGCGCTTTTAGCTGCGCCACGAACCGCTCCTGCTGCAGGCGATCGGTTACCTCGCCCACAAAGAAAGGGCCGTTGACGATCCACCACACATAGAGCAGCAGCTTGCCAGGACGTTGCGGCAAACTGCGGATCCACGACTCGTCCACGTTGGTCGAAGTCGCCATCAGCGTGACGACCATGTCGTTGTGCTTACCGAGCACGCCGATGACCGCTTCGAGTTCCGGGACGCCGGCACCCTTCATGATGACGTACAAGTCATCCAGGAAGGGCTGCATCAGCGGACGAAGTCCCAGACCCTCGACAAAGCCATACTCCCGAACCGTGATCTTGCAGCCCTCGATCTCCAGCTCACGGTTCGGATTCAGAACCTGGAGATCGTCCGCACCGGCCTTGGCGGCCGGTGCGGGCCTGACGGGGCGATCTACTTTCTTGCCCACGGTCAGGCGGTCTTCTGAACGATACGACCGAAGCCACCCAGCTCATCGTTGGCGGCGTTCAGCTCGTCATAGAGCACGCTGCCAGTCAGCTGGAAGTTGCCATAGTCTCGTTGATGAAGGCCAGGTCGCTCACCGGGTCGAACTTGCAGCGGTAGAGCGTGACGATTACCGGCTCGTTGGTCTCGGTGTTGACGCCATCCAGGAGGATGTAGCGCTCCGGCGGCGGCGCGGTGAACATCGTGAAGGCTTCGGCAGCCGCGGTCGCATAAGCGGCCTTGATCGGCTGAGTCTTGCCGGTGACGTTGAGAAGCTCGATCAGGCCGGAGTTCTGCGACTCCACACGGTAGTCGGTGCCGGCGACCAGGGTGGCCGGCGTCGGATTGCTGTCGGTCAGTACCACCGAGGACACGAAGTTGCCATCCAGCTTCACGAAGTCGCCCGCAACCAAGCCGGCTTCCAGTAGCTCACCCGTGACGGTATCCGCAGCGAGCGCCACCTGGGTTGCCAGATCGCGGCTGCGATGTTCTTCGGCAGCCACTCGTCGAAGGTGATATCGATCTGGGCGGTGGTGCCCTTCTGCAGGCGACCGTACTGCAGGCGCTTACCGGAGAAGGACTCGACCTTGTCGGTAGCACTGGTGGAGAGTTTCAGACTGCAGGCCGGGACGTTGCCGGCCCAGACTGGGCGACTGAGGCTGCCATTGGCCAGGCGCTCACCCGACCAGACCTTGCCCTGGAACGAAAACAGCTGCGACATGGGTTACTCCTTGGCGGCCGCGGCCGCGCCTTGAGGGGTGCCAGCAATCTTCTTGTGCTGCAGGAGGAATTCCTTCTCGATCGAGTTCACTTCGATCTCGGCGCCCTCCGGGAGCTTCTTGCCGGCGTGTTTATGGGGAGCGATGAGCTTTACCTTCTCCAGCTGCGCATCGCCCGAATTGGCGCCTTGGGTGTTCTTGGCGGGGGTGGTCATGACGTTCTCCCGATGGAGTGTTGCGTTTGATAAATGTCGGTCCAGACCAGGGTGTCGGTGTCGTAATCAATGACCTTGCCCTGTACCAGTTGGCAATCACGAGCCCCAGTCAGACCAGGTGGAACCCAGCCGATCAGGGCATCACGTACGCGGCCTAACTCGGGGCGGAGGTCGTCAGCTGCCGCCTGGCCCTTGTTGTCACGGTAGTTACGCACGGCAACCACTACGCCGAACTGCACCTGGACCATCTGGCGAGTCGCAGCACCAGGAGCGCCGGATTGCCGAGGAACAGGGGTTTCAACCGCCAGGATCACGAAGGCACTCGGAGTCCTGAAGTCGCGGAGCTTCTGGATGAAGGCCAAGTCCGCTGCGCCACCAACTTCCTGCAGCTCGGGTACCTGGTCCTTCAGCCGGGAGATGACCAGGTTGTGATCAAACGGCGCACTGGACATGTCAGAAGTCCTTGAGCAATTCGCTGCTGAAAGTACGGCCGCTGGTACAGACCTGCGGACCTCCGCCACCAGGTGGAAGTGTCGGGTCGTCCTGTCCCAGGCTGAACTTGCCGTCTGCCGTGAGCTGCAGGAACTTCACGGCGTCTCGGTAATCGCGAACGATTGGGTCTTTGTCTTCACCTGGACCCAGGCGGTCTTTGTGCAGCAGGTAGCGCGTGATGGCCCTGGCCCAGCCGGTGACGATGCCGAAGCGCTGCTGCAGCGGCAGATAACCACGCTGCTGCAGGAACCCGTCGATATAGGCCTGTGCGTCATTGACTGAACTGACGATCACATCCAGAGCCTGAGTGCCGATCTCGATCTCTTCTGGCGGCCATGCACTGACCGGGTTACCCCGGAGCAAGGCATCGAGGAGATCGGCGTCGACCGCACGAAAGCGCTGAGGAGTCGCCGCTTGCGACAGCTCCTCGGGCCCCGGACGATCAGCCAGCTCCGGCAAGGTGATATACAACGCCACCTCAACAGCCCTCCGGCTGAGCGACAGCGCGCACCATGGCCATGATGCCGGTCTGGATGTCGGTCTTGCCGATCGCGGCCCAACGCAGCGGCTCGGCAGCCTGGAAGCGATTGACCTCGGCCACCGCAGTGAACTGCGCGGCGCTGGACTTCGCCTTATCCATTGCGTTGAACAGCGCTATTTCGTTCAGTTTGAGCAGGTCGACCAGCTCGGCCTGCAGGGCGAGTAGCTCAGCGCCCTTGGCCTTGATGCGGTTCATCAGGTCGACTTCTTCCTGCGACAGCTCGCGGTAGCCGGCGATCTTGCGGTGCTGATTCTCCATCACTCGATCTCGGGCGCGATCGCGCCGATGGCTAGCAGTTGGCTAGCCTGTTCGTCGTCGTTGAACTGGATGATCTCGCCTCGCCAGTAGGTCTCGTCGTCGTGATCGAGGCGCTCCCGGCGTACCACATAACGGAATCCGCCACGGCCGCGAATCGATACATCGGCATTCTTGGCGAGGTCCATGCCGATGAACTGAGCCCCGGCCAGGCCAGTTGGAGCATGACGCAGGCAGGCATGGATCAAGGCAACCAGATCGGCTGTCTCCAGCTCCTCCAAGAAGGCGAGAGAACCATCGGTGAGCAGTACCTGGTAACGGCCATCCTCACCAGCGATGCGCGGCGGCTCTGCACTGCCGGCATCGTCGGCGCCGGCCTGTTCTTCAGTGGTGAGCCCCAGGACAGGTTCGTCCTGAATGGCGGCAACGAGCTGCTCGACGCTCAGCGAGTTGGCACCATCGATCTCCATGTCTTCGGCGATCTTGCGCAGATCCGCCTCTGGCAGGTCACCGAGGGGCACGACCGTACCGTCCAGGAGCTGGACGCCGGCCAATTGACCTTGGACGTATTCGAGTCGTGGTGCCTTTTGCTGCAGGTCCGCAGATGCGACTTGCTGGGTAGCGGAAGGCGCGATCGGCTTGGCCTGGTCTTCCTGCTTGTTTCTGGTTTTGCGCGGCATGAAAGAGGACTCCGAGGGCGGCCGATCCGGCCGCCCAGATCAAGGTCAGGAAGCGGAAACGGCGTTCTCGAAGAAGAAGCCCAGGTCTTTCGCAGCGATCAGCTCCTTCACCGATTCGCCGACACGTACACGCTGGCCACCGCGGAGACCGATATCCGGGTCCGGGATCGAGCCGGCGATACGGTCACCCCATTGGGCGGTGAAGCCGAAGGTGGTGCCGTTGCGGCTGTCGGCTAGGCGGTCGCGATAGATGAAGGACGCGTGAGGCCCCCAGGCGCGAGCCAGGAGTGGGTTCTGGCCGGGTTTGGCCGTGTTGATGCGAGCCTCGCCGACGAGGATCTGCTCCAGCTCCAGCAGATCCTGCAGGAACGCCAGCGGCACCATGCCGTCATCGCCCAGACTGCCGTTGTAGGCCTTCACGATCTTCGGGTGACGGCGCAGCATGGTGGCGGTTCGGCGCCCGAAGATACCGATGTTGGCGCGCATGATCATGCTGTCCAGGGCGTCGGTGATCACTGGCAGCGGGCTGCTGGCGGGATCGCTCCACTGGTTGGTGCCGGACAAGGTGGTCTTGTTGCCTGCGGCGTAGCTGCTGTTGTTGAACACCAGGGCGGAAGTACGCACCTCGCGATCGAGCACGATCAGGTTGGTCGTCTGCTCGGTGGCACGACCCAATGGGTTGTAGTTGGCCGGGGCGTTGTCGATGTCAGCCTCGGGACCGGCGCATCCAGACCGTGATCCTCGGTGCTATCGGTAGCATCGGTGGCGTCGAACTCCACTTCGTTGGGCCGTGATTTGCGGCCCACCAGGGTGTTCGGCACGGTGAAGCCGTCAGCCAGGTCGTACTTCCAGTACTTGAATTCCTGCTTACCCACCGGAACGCGCGGCAGCACGTCGTCGGCGATCATGCGGCCATTGCGGTAGGCAATTGCGATCGCCGTCAGCTCGGCATCAATGGGGAACGGTGCGTTGCTCATGAAGTGCTCCTTTAGGCCGGCAGAAGTGCCGGGGCGATGAAGGCGGAACCGATGTCACCGAGGACACCGCTCTCTTCCGCGAACCCGATGATGTAAGTGTTGGCTGCCGGCGGGAGGGTCGCGGCAATAGCGCGCCCCTGAGCGTCCGAGGTCAGCGCAGCACCACGGGTGACGTTACCGCCGTACTCCACCGGAGCCAGGCCAGTGCGAATGACGTCGAAGGGCTGACCATCTGCAGCCGGAATGTCGGTACTGATGCCGATCAGCAGCGCGGTGCTGGCGGCAGCCTGCGCCGACAAGCCATCGGAGGCGCCGTGAATGCAGATGCGGCGGGCAGCGACCGCGCCGACGGCGCGCTTGGTGGTGATGAGTCCGGGGATGTTCATGGGTTACTTGCCTCCCTTGGTGATGTGGCCCACCGCATCGGTCGCCGACACATGGCGACCAGCCGCACGCTCAGAGTCTTGATAGGCCTGGGCGCGGGAAGCGATGGAGTTGGCGGTCGCGAAGCTGAGATCGGTGCCTTCGCCGGACTTCTCGGAGAAATCCACCTGCTTGGGCAGCGAAGAGAGCAGCTCGCGCAGCACATCGGGTGCCGGCTTGCTGACCTGGTCATCACCTTCGGCGAACTCCAGCGGGGCATCGGTTGGAAGCGCGATCAGCAGCTCGATCACGGAGGCCTTCTGGCGCGGGAGCAGCTTGCCTGCTGCAACCAGGCCTTCGGCGAACTCGGTGACCTCGTTGCGGTGCTCGGTGGCTCTCTGTTTGGCGACTTCCGCTTCGCGGGTCACCAGCTGTTGCTCGCGCTCATCGAGTACGCGTTGGCGCTCCTGGAGCGCAGCTTCATCAGGCATGGTCGTTTCCTGCTGTTGGTGAGAGGTGGCCCGCCCAGCATCTGCCGCCGGTGAGGCCGCGCCACCCACATCCGTGGTGGCGCCATTGGGCTGTGCCGCTGCAGCGGCAGATGCCACAGCGGTGTTATCGCCCTTCGCGGTATGGGGTTCGGAGAAGGAGGTGATGTCCTGACCAACGGAGTCACGACGAAGGTCTTCTTCAATAGAAGAGAGCTGCCACTGTGGGATCAGCTGATCGGCCTTGTCGGCACCTTCGCGCTCGACGAACCAGTCGCGCATACGACGCAGCACGTCGACCATCGCCGACCAGGCATAGGATTCGCTGAACTCGACCGCCAGTGCACCGTCCTCCTCGGAGAAGTCCAGCGCCGCATCCGGGATGCCCTTAATGGCTGGTGGTACAGCGCCGAGGAAGCCGATATGGCGCAGGTAGTGCTTGCCCGGGACGGGGTTGCCTGGCGAGGTGGGTAGGTACACCGAAGCGCTGCGCTTCTTGTACATCTTCCGGTTCGCCGCCTCGGCAAACTCCGGGACCACCTGGTGCGGTTCGGCATAGAGCATGCCGTCGCGTACTTCCAGGCTCTTGGCCCACCCGTAGGCTGGAGCATTGAGCTTCGGGTGACCAATGACGAGCGGGGCCTCATGCAGCGCCGGATTGTAGGTCTCGGCGATTTCGCGCAGGGCGGCCTCGGTGAACTCCACCGGACGACCGTCGAGAGCGACGTGACTGCCGGCGGGAAGGATCGGAAGAGTGGCGGTTGGCTTGTTCATACCGCCAGAGTGCGGCGGCTCGCGCGGACAGTCTTTTGCGCTGGTTCAAAATCGCGAAGAGGCGGTGCGAGAGGTTTTTATACGAAACCATGCTCGACCAGAGCCTGACAACCCCGCCAGGGCGATTTATAAACGCACCAAACGGGCCGAACGGGTATGCGGGCTGGCAAGGGTAGCCCCAGGGGGCTCTACAGCGCGCCATGAGGCGGAAATCGCTAATTGCCCATTGCGGTCGCGAGGAAGGACATCACGCGCTGCAGCAGACTGTCGTCGTCCGCATCAGAGGTACCCAGCCAGGGGCGTGCAGGCATATCGATGGTGTAGGGACCGATCTTCACATCCTGGGCGAAGTTGCTCTTGGTCTCGGGCACGAACTTCCGGCCGACTGCGCCGGTGCGTTCATCCATCTTGAAGTACACGGTACTCGCTCGCTCTTGTCGCTGGATCTCTCCACCGAACTGGTGGATAGCGCCGTACGGGCGATCGGTACCAAAGAGCAGCGAGTCGCCATCGATCTGATAACGAAGGTCGTTGCTCAACTGACCGCTTGCTCTGAGGATCTTGTCCTTGTTTCGCTCTTTGCGCCGCAGGTAGCCCGGAGACAACGCTTGCCAGGGCGTGCCGTCCGGAGACACCTGAGCCTTGAAGCGAGCACGATGAATGTTGAACAGCATCTCGCCCAAGTCATCGAGCAGCAGTTCAGGATCACCCATCGCGGCAGCGCCGGCACTCAGGGCGCGGGTGACCTGCTGATGATCGAACTCCAGCTCGATGCGTGCCCCGCTCATAGGCTGCCCTCCACCAGGACCAGCCGGCCCGAAGCCAACTGCTGGCCGAGCTGCTCCACATCGACAACCGAACCCGACTGCACCAGGTTGCTGCGCGAGGTGTCCTGCAGGAGATAGTTGACCATCATCGCCACCCTGCCTGCGGCTCGCCCGGTATCGAAGACGTAGATCAGCGCACCGCTTTCGGCATCGAGGAGCACCGCCCCGGGCTGGGCAATAATCTGCGGCAGCTGCACCAGTTCGGCCAGGGTCAGTGCGTTGCTCTGCGGCTCACCCTGAGCGGACTTCACCAGCGGTACTAGGTGCACGTCACTCATGCTGACCAGCGCCGTCTGTGCCTCGACACCTTCCCGCAGCATGCCAGCGACGGTGTTGGGGCTGAGCGTGCCAACGTTGCGGGCGGCACCATTGACGATCGGATCAATGGCCACTTCGTTCATCCAGTTCGACCAGGAGCCCTGCAGGGCATTCTGCACACCGTCCTCATCCAGCAACTGTTTGTTCATGCGTGCTGCTGGCGTAGCCGGCAAGGGAGCGGTCTTCTCCAGGGTGAGCTGCACCTGGTTCTCGAAGGCAGCACGACCTGGCGCATAATCCCAGCCGGATCGATGCCTCGGGTACTTGGACCGTTTGCCCATGGAAGAAGATGTTGCGCATGCGCTCCGCCGGCGGCTCGTCCGGACCAGACTTACCCATCGCAAGGATCTCGTCGAGGCTGTATGCGGTGACGCCGCACTCACAGCCGAAGCCCGAGGGCGGATAGTGCGTCTGCCACCAGGGATTATCGGCATGGATGATCAGGCCGTCCCACGCCAGGTGCTGTTCGCGCGGATGCTCTACAGCATCGCTGTGGTGATAGCCCCAGTAGGGTCGGGTGGCCTTCACTGCCTGCAACTGGGCGTAGCGTCCGGCGGCATAGCTGGTACGCAGATTGGTGCGGTAGATCACCTGGCTCGCCAGGCGCGGCCGCCGGCGGGCTCCCATCCATAGTTGTCCAGGACGGCGTAATAGTCTTTTCGAAACTCCTCCAGCGTGAGGCCGTCGCGTATCGCCTGAGCAACAATGGCGTGCAAGTCCGCCACCAGATCAGCCCGGTGTGCGCCGGCACTGACGAAGGACTGTTCGTTTGCAGCACCGCGGACCTCGGTGTAGTTCACCGACGGGTTCTTAGCCTGGTGGAAATCAATCTGCTGCTGAAACGAGAGACTGCCGTAGCTGGCGGATGTGGCCATCAGGCACGCCCCCGCTCGGCCAGATCGTCCTGGACGTCAGTTCGGCCAGCCAGGTTGGCCGCCTCAAGGCCGACCGCCATCGCTGCAGCGTACTGATCCAAGGTCAACTCGGGAGCGAGCTGGAGCAGTTGCTCCTGCAGCTGCTCCAGGCTGGTGGCGTTGTCCACCAGGTCGCGCAGCTGGTCGCTCCAGCCCTTGACCGCTGGCTGCATGACCTTGGCCAGCTGGGCGGTCATTGCAGCAGCGGGATCGTTGCCACCGGCACCCTCGGCGAACTCGGCAGCCGCGGCACCGCCTGCTGGTGGCGGGGTTTCCTCCTGGGCTTCGACACCGTAGGTCTCCTGGACATAACCAAGCGTTGGCTTGAAGCCGGAGAAGCGGAACACCTTCTCGTCACGGCTGGCTTTCTTGTCCATATCTTCAGGCTCCTCCACCACGCGAAACACGCGAGGCGGTTCAGCGCCGGGGAAGTTCCACTCGGTCAGCCAGCGTGCAGGGCCAACATTGAACGACTCACAGATCAGGTCAGCGTCAGCTTTCACCAGGTCGAGACGCACGTCCGCCTGCAGGTCGTCATTGCCCAGACGTCCCGGCGTGCCCTGGCTGCTGGCTACCTGGCCGAGCGTAACCTTGGCGATGGTCTCGTCCATGGTGTCGTGCAGAGTCTTGTAGTCGGCGACGCCGGAGCGCGATGCCTCCAGCAGCTCCATCATCATGTCTTCCGGCATGATGATCCCCGTATCAGTCTGGATCGCCTGGGTGGCGGCCAACAGCTTGGCTTTCTCCTCTGGCGTGGCGTTTTTTCCGAACTTTCCCACCGCAGTGGGCATGCCGAACTTGTCCAGGAAGGTCAGCCAGAACTTCAGACCATTGCGCTTGAAGAACACCGGCCAGTACAGCCAATGGGCCAAGCCTAGGCCATAAGGCTCGTCGTCGTTGTCAGCGCCGGTGCAGAAATGCCAGAAGTACGGCGCTGGGCACGACTCGCCCTCGAACATGTTCTGCGGGGTAAGCAGACGTAGTCCGCCCTCCAGGTCGTAGCGAAATCGCCGGCGGTTACGGACCTTGATCGCCTGCAGGGTGATGTAGCGATCATCGCGACCATAGACCACCTCGGCCACGGCATGGCCGTAGTACACGCCATAGAGCATGCCGTTGGTGATCCGATCCCAGCCGACGTTCTGCAGCTGCAGCTTCAGGTGTTCGGCCGCAGCCTTGTCGATCCGGCGATCACCACCAGCATCGACCTGCCATTCACGGCTGACGACAGCCAACTGCCGCTGGCCCCAGGTCGCCTTGACCTGACCATCACGCAGCACTTCCTCGTATATCCGCAGATCGTTCCCGCCGCGGCGCTGCAGGATGTAGTCGCTAGGCAGCTGAAGGCCAGACAGGAGTGGGCGGGTAATGTCACGGCCGTCACCCGTGGTAGCAATCTCTTGGCCGAGCTTGGGTGGTTGCATCAGTAGCCTCCAAAGTCGTTGCGGCCGGCGACAGTGCCCCAGCCGCGATTAGTAGTGGTGCGGCTGCCGGCAACGTCCTGTAGCGCGGAAACACGTGTACCTGCGGACTGCGTCTCGATAGGCTGCCGGCGGCCAGTCATGTAGCTCGCTCGGACGGCCATCGCCAGGCTGACTGCGCTGTCACCGTGGCGTTTTGCCTTTCCGCTTGGGGATTCCAGATCCGCCTTGCGGCCCTTATCGATCACGGGGACGCCGTTTTCAACCTTGATCGAAAGAAGATCATCGAGCGTGCTCTGATGCCTGGACAGCTCGATGTTGAAAGCCTCGAACTCTCCCTTCAGCTTGGGCATCCATTCGGCATACCAAGCCAGGTTGAGGCTGACCTGAATCACCAGATCGACGCCATACCGAAGGGCAGCCTGCTCTGCCAGATAGCCGCCGTTGCCGGTGGCGTCAAATGCCATCCCCACGATGCGCGGCAGGCGATCGCAGATGAAGAACATGATGTCGCGCTGGGCTTCGTAGGTCAGATTGCGCAGTTCGACACGGAATGTCTCCCGCTTCCGCAGGGTCGGCGAGATCTGTAGTGGAGTGAACACCGTCAGGTCACCGCGGCGCGCAAAGTCCTCGCCGAAGCTGTGGGTGTTTTCCGGGTCCAGCCTGGCCAGCTCGGGCAGAAGGTTTTCTTCGCACCAGGTGAAGATCTCCTCCTCGCGCATCTCCGGTGTCCAGCCTTCGAAGCCCTCTGGGGCTACATAGCGGTAAATCCGGATCGAGTGGTCGGCAACCATCGCCTGCTCGATGAGTACGCGCGACAGGTACGCGCCACCGGACTTCTTCGGAACGCAGCCGTACTCCTCTTCCGCGCTTTCGATGTTCGGGGCGTTCTTGTACAGGCCGTCACGCCACTTCTTCTCGGCTTCAGGCGACCAGGTCTGTCCGGTGACAAAGCAGATGCGCTTGTACAGACCTTCGGCGATCGCATCGTCCAGGGTGATCCGGTGAACGCTGTAGTCCTTCCGGCCCTCGCGGGCGTCCTGGATGTACTGATTGAACGGGTTATCCACGCCGTTGTGGGTACTGATCAAGCGGACCTTGTTACCCCACATGGTCAGCGCCAGAGCGGCCTTCAGCAGTTCTTCCAGGGACTCGTGGAAGCCAGCCTCGTCGATCACGACGTCGCCCTGCAGGCCACGCAGGTTGCTCGGGCGACTGCTCAGCGCCTGAATCTTCCGGCCGGACTTCGGGAAGCGGATCATGTAGGTGAGGATTTCCTCCTTCCTACCGTCGTCCCAGAAGGTCTGCTCGTAGACGTCCGCTTCGGCCAGCTCGTTGAAGGCCTTGGCGAATAGCGCGCAGGCGGCGATGTACTCCAGCGCCATCTCCTGCTTGCTGCCCACATAGAAGGTGTTGCAGCCACCGCGGCTGCGGGGCTTTGCGGCGTTGATCACGTTGCGTCCAGCCTCGGCCCATGTCAGGCCGGTTCGGCGGGACTTCTCCGCGATCATGATCTGGCTCTCGTCCTCGAACCAGCGCTGCTGGTATCCAAGGAAGACGGCGTCGTTGACCGGAATGGCTTCCGCGATTTCCTGGGGCACCTCAACACCGTGCAACGCCATCTCTTCAGCGAGATCGATCTTCCGCGGCACACTGGTGGCCTTGATGCCTTTGCCGAGATCGGCTGCAGTCGCAGGCATGGCCATATCAGGCTTTCCCCAACAGGATGCCGCGGATGCGGTTTTCGAGCTGCTCACTCATGCCGTCACTGCCGCGTTGCTCCTCCAGGCGCTGCTCCTGCTCCTGGAGCAACTTCTCGCGGGCCTCGCGCTCGATCGCTCGCCGCTCTTCACGGCTGACCTTACGGGCCGCAAGTACGTCCTTGGCGGCGCGGGCCAGCTTGCGCACGTCATCGACCGTAGTCTCTTCGTCGACTTGTGCCCCCATGGCGGCATGGGTGGTCAAGGTGGTGATGGACTGCACCATCAGGGCACCAGCCCGGTCGTCCGGGTTCTCGCCCAGTTCCTCAACCAGCAGCCGGCCCATGGCTTCCTGCTCCCGCAGCCGCTTGGTCATCTCGTCGAAACTGAGCTTGTAACGCCCGATCGCCGAGCGACTGGGCTTCTGCTCGCTCGGGAAGCGTGCCACCAGGTCGTCGATCAGCTCATCCAGGGTGAGCCGGTTCTCGCGAAGGCAGCGCTCGATGTGCGAGCGGACTGCTGGTTCAAGCTTCTCGATGCTGGACTTGCGCCCCATGGTCAGGCCCCCGGACGTTTAACGCCGTCGACGCGAGCGCGACCGGCGGCGACATCGGCACCACGCTCAGTGAGTTTCGCCACCAGTACCGCGCCGTTGCTGACGTCCTCGATCTTCACCAACTGCTGCTCCTCCAGCCAGCGCAGCTCACCCTTGACCTGGTCACGGCTCGGATCGTGGCCCCATTGCCCAGCACGGTATGCAGCACCGAGCTGTTGGCCTGGTAGGTCGGCATCTCGGCCAGGATGCGGAGGATCACCAGGCGGCGGTCCTGGCTGATGAAGTCGGAGTAGGCGTTTGTCATGAGCGTCTCTCGCTGAGCAGGTAGTCATTGATGCGATCGACCGAGCGGGTCAAAGGGTCCAGCGCTTTGGCCAACCCCGACAGTTCGGCCTTGATGGCTTTCATGTCGCCGGCCAGCTCTGACAGCTGCTGGCTGTCCGGCAAATGGAGCATCTGCTGCTCCAGGGTGAGGAGTCGGTTGTCCTGGGATGACAGCCGATCCGTCAGCTGATCGGCCTCGGCCTTCGTGCTGGATCGGCGTGCGGTGGCCAGCGTGTAGAGGCCTACCAGGGCGGTAAATGCGAACTGACCGGCGCGCAGCACGAAGTCCAGATCCATCAGCGAGTTTCCTTGTTGTGTACGTCCAGCAGCGCGTTCAGCTGCGCCAGGTTGGTAAGGGCCCATTTCCCGTAGTCGCGGGCATGGGCCAGGATGTCAGCCGCACTGACGCCGCTTTCCAGTAGCTCGGCGTCAGCGCCGGGGGCGGGCCAGGTCGCTTCTTCAGTGCCGGCGGGAGTTCGGCAGGCTGCAGGGGCGGGCAGATCGGCGCCGAGGGCGCGGTTGTAGTCCCGCAGCCAGCCACAAGTGACAACGAAGCGAGGAGCAGGCACAGGTGCAGCACCTGGTGCCGGGCGGTATTGAGTCGAGACATGGGCGATGCGCTCCGAGAGCTGGTGCTGCAGGTTGTCGATCTGGTCCTGGGCGCCAAGGAAGCGCTCCTCGGCCTGGTTGGCCCGTGCGACCTGTTGCTGGTACTGCTGGAGGTTGTCCTGGGCGGCTTTGGTGCGCTCGTTGGCGTGCTGCTCGCGCAGCTCGGCCATCGCCTTGTCGCCGTCAGTCTTTGCCTTCTTGAACCCCTCGTCGTAGCGCGCCTGGCCGTTGAAAATCACGGTAGCCACCAGAGCTGCGGAAACAAGAAGCGGCACCAAGCCCCGAATCCAGTTAGGCACGACCATGGTTTGCTCTCCGGCGCTTGTACTGGCGGGCCTTCCGCTTGGCCTTGGCCACACCTGACTTGCCGTGCCGATCGCGCGGGACCGGTGAGCAATACAGCTCCTTGGCGGTGAGGAAGTTGGCGGAGGCGGCAACGAGCGCCATCGACGAGAAGGCATGCGCCATCAGGCAGCCGAGGTATAGGCGCTTCATTCGGACACCTGCAGGCGCACGTTCAAGTGAAAGCTCTGGCTAACACCGGTGGCGAAACCCTTACCGACCGCAAGCCCCAATGCATACAGCGCAATGGACAAAACGACGATGCGAAGGGCGTCCTTCAAAGCCGCTCCGGTGCTTTGCTTCAACCATTCACGGAGCCAGTACCAACGGTGGTCGTCGCGCATACGGAACAGCGCGCGCACTTCTGAGAACGAAACCTTGCTCATAGCACGTACCTCTCGGCGCATACTCCGTCGCCCCATTCGCTGTAGAGGCGTTCGTAGCGCAGCAGGATCAAGCGGGGGTAATCGCGGTTCTCGCGGAAGTTCGAGGCCGAGCGCCCCGCGTTGAAGCGCTCGACACCATCAAACCAGGCCAGCTGATCGGCGCCGGAAGCCGAGGCCAGTCTGCGATCGCGATTCACCCAACCCTGACCACCGTTGTAGGCGGACAGAGCGAACCCCCAGCGGTGGCACTCGCTGATGGCCTGGTTACGGGCGTAGAGATAACGGTCGTAAGTAACCAGGGCGCGCAGTGCCCAGCCGGGATTGAAAGGCTGATTGGCCCCCAAGGCTGCGGGGTACAGGCCCGAAACCCATTCCGCAGTGCTTTGGCATGAATTGCGACAAGCCCTGCGCGCCGGCCGGCGAACGTGCATCAGCACGCCAGCGGCTCTCTTGGTGGACCTGGGCGGCGAACGTTGCGATCGGCGCATCCAGGCCCCATTCAGCGTGAGCTGCGCGAACAAGGGTGCGGCGGTACTGCTCGGCCTGGACTGGAATGGTGTCCGCTGCGATACCCATCTGACTCATAAGAGCCAGCGCCATGGCGCTGCCGATGATCAGGATGCGCATGGTCAAAGCCCCAGGGTCAGGCCAAGGATGCAGGCCAGAACGATCAGGGCGCGACGAATCCAGGCGCCGACTATATGGATGCCACCAATGCACTCATGCGGCCGAGCTTGCGCCCCGAACAACGAGCGATCGATCCAGTAGCCGGCGACAGCGCCGAGTGTTACCAGCAGAAGCTTGTAGGAAACGACCTGGAGCTGCTCGGGCCGAATGGCCGCGAGGATGATGAGCAGTACCAGGGTGACCAGCGTCCAACTGGTCATACGCGGCGCACGACGGCGCCGGAATTGCTGCGATGGCATGACGATGCTCCCCGAAAGGTGGCCATCCCTGGCCTATGGCGGTCGCCCTGCTCCAGCAGGACGCCCGACCATCATCGTCGCGCGCGCGTGTGGTTTCTTTTGAAGGGGCGGAAAATCGACCCAATCACCTCTTACTAGGCGAACGCGCCTGTTGTAGGCGCCACCGCGCGCCATCGAGTTGGAGTGGGTTGAATAGCGGAGCGAACTCATCTTCAAGCATGATGCTTTCCATGGTGAGGTCGGAGCGCCCCATACCCACCATCTTCAAGAAGCCATCCTGCAGGTCGCCGCTGTCAAAGAGATGCTGCACAGTACCCATTGAGCCGCGGTTATTCAGCATCCGTTCAAATCCGGATGGGTTGTAACCCAACTGGCGGCAGATCTCGATTGACGCCCTCAGCCGTGCAGTGAACAGGCGCTCAAGCTCTTCCCGGCTAGTCATTGCCCCATGATCTCGCGATAACGCCGCTGGTACTCCTCATACGACATCGGCGTGCGGCTCAGCTCTTCCAGCTGAGCCTCTCGAGAAGAGGCTGATGCTGCTGTAGGTGCCGCTACCACAGGCGCGTAGGAGCGAGGCGCTGAGTACTGCTGGGCCGGGACTGTGCTGGCATACGAGCAGCCCTGCTGCACCTTCGCGGAGCTGAGTTGCCCCATGCGTTTGTTGGCGCTCTCGATGGCTGCGTCCTTCTCCATCACGTTGCCGATGCCGAAGTCGCCCAGGAAGGACAACACTGAGCGGCCGTCGAACTCACTCTCTTCCTGGACATGCGCCAGGAAGCCCTGGACCTTGGCTTGTTCCAGGTCGATCTCCCGGCAACTCATCGTCCTACTTTCGAAGTCGGTCAGATCGGGCTGGCGGCCGTAGTTCTTGGTCGAGCAGCCGGAAACGACGAGGCCGGTGAGCAGTAGTGCGGCAGCAATGCGAACCTCTTTGTTCATTGAGCGTTCCCTTCGTTGTGCTGGCTTTGTTGTTGGCGCTAGAAGATCTTCCCCAAGATCACTAGCGCTGCGCCGATGGCGCCGGAATGCAAGGGATAGGTAGTCACCAACCCCTGTAAGTCTGCGACGAATCTCTGCTTTCGAGGTGTAATCGTCTCGGGCGCCACTGATGCGGACTGCTCCTCAGGCTGGGAGACTTGGAAATCTTCAACGAAGGCCAGCACCTGCCGGAGGTGCTCAGTACCCATAGCGTTCAGGTGCTTCTCGCCGAACTGCCGCAAGCACCAAGTATCGCGCTGGCTTTCAATGTCCTTGGCCTCGGTGACGCTAAGAATCCGACTTACCAGCATGCGTACGTTGGCCTTCATTCGATGGCCATCTCGCCATGAGACAAGGGCGTCCTGGGCTTCCAGGAACCGACTTCGCGGGATTTCGCCGACATGCTCGACACCTACCCGCGCATGCACAACCTCTCGCCACAGAATGCGGGCTTCAGTACCGCTTTCCGCACTGATCTCCTCAACTAACTGCCGCAGCATTGTGCGCTGCTGTTGAGTGATCGGCTCTTCTACTTCCTTGCCTGACAGAGTCAGCTCGATGTAATCACGACCTGCCACCCTGTTCTTGCTGCCTTCAACGTCAATGTCGCCCACGGATTACTCCTTCTCGTGGTAGTCCCGACCCGCCGCCCTGTTGTTCGATCCTGAAACCGTGACACCGCCAGGCTTAGCGGGCTTCTTTCCAGCGCCTCCCGTCAACAGGGACGCCAATAACTCCTTCCTTTTTGCCGACCCTAACGCCCGGTAGGCGTCGAGAAGCAATAACTCATCAGCAGGCAATTTCGTGACCGGATTAGCCGTTTCGGTCAAATGTTGCGTCGACGCAACATTTGAATGGCGGCCCGTGACGACATAAAGGACGTCGGCCCCCTCTGCAGCAATGGCAGCCAGGTAGGCCGCGCTGGGCATCTGTCGGCCTTTTTCATAGTTAGCCTGCGACTGCCTAGTCGCCCCTGGAACGCCGGCGTCAGCTGCTATTTCAGCGAATTCGGTTTGCGACATCCCCATGGCGACTCGCACCTCTTTGAGACGCTCGCCAATGGAAATAAAGATTTCCACAAATCACCTTGACGATGTAAATCATCGTTTACATAATAAGCCACACACCACAGCGTATTACCCCGTCTCACCACGAAGGAAAACGCCATGAACCCTATGCCTATCAGCCCGTTCAACAGGCCGATCTATATCCCGAAAAGCCTTGATCAGCTGACTAATGAACGCCAGGTCCCGCGGGCTGAAGCGAGCAGTAGCTGTTGCAGTTCTTCAAGCGCTTCTAGCAGTGCTCGGCGATCCGAAGGTTGCAGAACTTCTTCGGACTGAGTCCGCACGCGTGAGCGGAACTCGCTCAGCAGGGAATGCCCATCCAGCACCTTTGCGTGATGCAACGCCAACAACAGATTGCTCACCAGGAAGCGGCTGACGAAAGCGTTTTCCCAGGCGAACTGCGCCTTGCCGGATGCGCTGAACACCTCCTCCTCCAACGCCTCAAGCGTCAACGGGGGGAGTTCTGGAATCAATGATTTCCGCTCATCCGACATACACCACTCCTTTTTTTGATTTCCGCAATTTACCACAGAGGCAACGCCATGAAAGGCAATCGCAAATCTCCGAGTTCGGCACCGCTGCCGTACCCGCAGACGCCCACCAGCGCCAACGAGTGGTTCATCCGCCATGGCGTTTGCAAAACCCACTGGGCTCGCGACATGGGCCTCGATCGCATGGTCGTCGTCGACCTGCTGCGCGGCAGGCTGAAGGGCCTGCGCGGACAAGCCCATGACGCTGCCGTAGCCCTGGGCCTGAAGGCTGACCCCAAAGCCGCATGAGGTGCGCTGCCATGTCACTCAACGTCGAACATATCGACCTCATCCCGCATCCTCTTGATGCCTGGCGCGCCGCACTGGATGCACTGATCGCCTGCGCCCCGGGAGACTCCTGCGACATCGCGTGGCACCTGGCGGACGCTCAGGCTCAGGTCCTGTTGATGCTTGACCGTACTTCGGCCACTCCTGGCGTAGTCGCTCTGGTTGACCGTTTGATGATGCTCGGAGCTGGCCGCCTGGTCGGCACTCCGAGAACGCGACGCCATAACGAGCACGGGTTTACTCATCAAGCCCAGTTTCTCGGTAGCGCGCAGCTTGCTCTCGGCTCTCCCTCGCATCAGCCAGCTCATCAACCAGGTACTGCATTGTCCAGTGTGCATGAGGCTCAAACGGAGCTCCCTGCCAGTTCGTCGCCAGCATCGACCGGGCCAGCGCCTCATGATCCAGAAGGCCCTGAATCTCAGCGTTCGCAGCCAAATAGAGCCATGCACGAGCAAGGGCATGGATCTGCCCCTCAATCTGCAGCAGGCGAACTTCATCAGCGTCCATCGGGTGATTCCTCGTGTCAGTGAGATTTGCTCAACAGGCTGGCCGACAGATGCCTCTGCTGCCAACTGATGGATCGGGAATTTGTTCGGACGACGACTATTGGGGCTTCTGGAGCGCCATCCGATGAGCCGCAGAAACTGGAAAACATGGGTGCCACGGTCACCGGTTGAAGCCATCCGCGGTTGCGTGGATGCGGCCCGCGAGCAACGTGGCCGCAGCATGGACCACCTGTCCTTCGACTACCTGGCTCTGAACAACGGCTCCAGCCTCTACAAGTGGCAGGCCGACGGCCGCCTGCCGCTCGCCCTGGTGCTGCCTTTGGAGCATGCCTGCGGCCAGCCGCTGATCACGCGGTACCTGGCTGCTGCCCACGGGAAGCTGCTGGTTGACATCCCCACCGGCCGCAGCAGCTCGCCCGAGGACATGGCGCGCCTGCAGCAGGTACTGCACGACGCCGCCGGTGCCTTGATGGCCTTCTACGGTGGCCGCAAGAGCGCCCATCAGACATTGGAGGCGATCCGCGCCGGATTGGAGTCTCTGGCCTGGCACCACGGCAATGTCATCCAGCACGACCACCCACAACTAGACCTTGGGAGCACCGAACATGAGTGAGGCCCTACGCATCCATGACGAGCGCTTTCTCGTTGGCAGCTCGCGAAGCCCGGAATACAAGGCCGGAGCCTTATACATCCTCCGTCGTAAGGCCGGCGAGATTCCGCAGGCTGACTGCCCATATCGCATCGGCACCGCCCAGGCCGATGCCTGGTTCGCCGGTAGCTGGGAGGGGCATGACCTTTGGGCTGCTGCACAGCAAGCGAAGGCAGGCACGGCATGAGCGCCGCCAGCCGCCCTACCAGCAGCGCAGCGCGCGTCCTGCGCGTGCTCAAGGCGCTGCGCGGCCACACGCTGCGCGGCCTGTCCAACACCGAGCTGGCCCAGGCCCTGGGCGAGAGTCCAGCCAACATCACCCGCTACATGGATGTGCTGATCGCTGAAGGCTTTGTCACTCGCTACGGGGACACCGGTCGCTTCGCCCCCAGCATCGCCTTCCTGCAGTACGCCGTGGCGACCGCGGAAGAACTCAACCGCGGCGCCGCCCGCATTCAAGAAATGAGCGCTCGTATCAGCGCCCACACCTGACCAATAGGAGTCTCGATGAACAACGCCGCATTCACCTCATGGAGGACCGTGTAATGGCTCGTCAACCCCGCATCATCACCGACCCGGCCGAGCCGGATAACCTCGACCAGGGGGCGCTCCTAGAGCAACAGCATCAGGTCGCCCGCTTGGGCAACGAGCAGGAGGCCAGCGTCCGCGCGATCGCCATCCAGTTGGGCTATCAGCTGCCGGCCGATTGCACCGACCCTGATCTGATCCAGCGCGACATCGCTGCCAACATGCGCCGCAGCGTTGAGGCGTGCTTGGAGGTAGGTCGTGGCCTGCAGGTGCTCAAGGCTGCATGCCCCACGGGGACTTCGTCGCACGCTTGGACTCTCTGGGTATGGAGCGAACAGTAGCTCACCGATTTATGACGGCCGCAGCCAAATTTTCCAACGGTAAGGGCAAGCCTCTGCTCGCTGCGGTCGACAGCCAGACCAAGTTGTTCGAAATGCTGGTCCTCGACGACGAGCAGCTGGAAGAGCTGGAGCTGACGGGGCAGACCGGCGAGCTGACCCTCGACGACGTCGCCACCATGAGTGTGAAGGAACTGCGTCGGGCTCTGCGTGACTCCCGTGACTCCATCGAAGCCAAGGACCGCGTGCTGGCCGACAAGAGCGCCAAGATCACCAGCCTGGAGACCGCGCTGGCGAAGAAGCCCAAGGTCATCGTCGTCCAGCCTGAAGAGGAAGCGGTTCAACTGCGACAGGAGGTCGTTGCTGAGGCCTACAAGGTCGAGGGGCTCCTGCAGGGGCACCCTGCGTCAGGCCTTCACCGACCTTGGCGAGTTGGGCGGGCGTACTGGCCAGGATCACCGCGCCTTCCAGGCCTCGCTGGTGCGCAACCTGGAAGTGACGCTGATGGCCATCCGCAGCGAGTTCCGCCTCCCGGAGCTGCACCCCGACGAACTGCCGACCTGGCAGTCGCTGATGGGCCTCGACAACTTGGCCGAGGGCTAACCCATGAACCCCATCCATGCCCAGG